GGTTTCCCGGTGGCTATTGCCGAGTGGCGAAAGAGCGCACGCCGGATCAGAACGCATGTGGGTCAGACCCTTTGGTGTCCGAAGGTCTATGACGATACGGATCAGCTCGACGGCAACGCTATGCGGCAGACAGTACCGCCTACGTTCATCCACTCGTTCGAAGCCGCCTTCCTTGCGCGCGCCGTGCAGTATGCTCAGCACCTTGACGATCCAATCACCGACGTTGCCTTGATCCACGATAGCATCGGCGTCCACTGCACTGCCTTGCCGGACCTGTTGGCAGACGACGGGCCTATCAAGCGCGCGTGGGTAGATCAATACACGCCCGACTACTTAGCGGCTGTGGCTGACTGCTTCCAAGAGCAGCTCGCTGACGACCTACCATCCTTGCCGGTCTACGGCACCCACCAAGCGAGCGAGGTAAGTCTTAGTGGCCGCTTCTTCCAAACCTGAAAACTGTGGCTCTTGCAAGTTTGCGCACCCGCGCCAGCTTGCAGGCCGCATCGAGTGCCGTCGCTTCCCGACAGCGCTAGACGTCTATCCCTCTTACCAGTGTGGCGAGCATGCACCTGTACCAACTAAGCGACGAACTCGCCGTGGGGCTGACGCCTAGCGGCTCACTCTGCCTTTACGACATCGGCGTCATAGATGACCTAGACGAGTGCGAGACAGCCGACGAAGTGTCGGTGCTGCTCGACGGCGCTAGCATCTGTGAGCTTGATGAAGAAGAGGCAGAATCTCTTTTCCACATCCTTCAACTACACTACTCGGAGACCTCCAATGAAACTATTCAATAAAGCCAGCGAGGAGCGCAACTTCACCCTTGGCCGGTGTAAACTGTTACGCTCGCGTACTGATTCCTTCTGGTATAGCGTTGCTGCACCAGACACGACTACCGGCAAGTATGAGGTTACGCTGGCCGTACCCAAGGACGTATGGGCGGAAGTCGCTGACGACTGGCAAGCCTTGCATGAAAGCTGGGGCGTCGATCCCAACCAACGCATCAAGGAAGTGGACGTCTTTGACGAGACCATGATGCTTGTTCGCACGGCACGGGACCAGCGCTTTAAGGACGGCGTGGACTTTAGCCAGCCCAAAATCTTTGACTGGAACGCTGCGCTCATGGCTTCCGATACTGAGGTAGGCCACGGCTCTGTCATTCGCCCAACGATCAAACTGCGCACCACGCAGTACGGCGGCAAGAACTACATGCAGGTGCAGCCGGTGAGCTTCCAAGTCATCACTCTGGTTGAGCATGTCGAGCAAGCTGGCAGCGGTGGCGGTGGGGCGGACAACCCGTACGCAGTCGAAGACGATGGTGGTCTCGTTGCGAGCGCGGCGTAGCACCAACCCACTGAACCTTTGCGATCAGCAAGGCGTCATCAAGGCTTTCCGGTCACAGTTTGAAGATCGGATTGCCCGTGACCTTTGTAGCCGCAAGGTGCCTTTCCGGTACGAGCGTGAGCAGGACCGGTTGCAATGGACAAGGCCTGCCACGCATCACGTCTACTCGCCAGACTTTGTGCTGATACGCCCTGACGGGCACCTTATCTACTTAGAGGCGAAAGGCAGGCTAACGGGTGAGGACATGGCTAAAATGCTGTACATTTTTAAGCAGCACGCCGAGTTAGACATTCGCTTCCTATTCAGCAACGCCAAAACCAGCGCAGGCCGACAGAAAAAGAACGCAGGTCAATGGGCGGACAAACATGGCATTAAGTGGGCCGAAGCTCGCGTGCCAGAATCTTGGGTGAAACGATGAACGACGAATATGAAGGCGCGATAGCAACGCATCAACCTTGCGGGGACTGCGGCAGCAGTGATGCTCTGAGCGAGTACCCAACGCACACCTTTTGTTTCAGTTGCCGCAAGCACTCTTGGACAACGGACGGTGGCGAGGCTGCACCTAAAGATGACGCGCGGCCAACCGGCAAGGTGCAGATCATCGCACGGCGGCAGCTCAAACATCTTGGCACGTTGCAGCGTTATGTTGTCGAGACTGATGCTGGCGGTGCGACGTTGTTTCATTACTTCAGCAGCCCCGCCGTATGGCAGGCGACAAAGGTGCGGCCTAGCGCCGACAACAAAGACAACATCCACTGGGTCGGTAACGCTAGCAAGCCGCCGCTTTACGGCGCGTACCTACAAAAGCCCACTGCGCGTAAATCGTTGGTCATTGCGGAAGGCGAGTTCGATGCGCTGACGCTTGCCAACGAGCTGCCGCTTGACCGTTACCATTGCGTCAGCCTACCCGGTGGCACAGCAAGCGTGGCCGGTGTCTTGCGGGACCATTGGGATTATCTGCAAGGTTGGCGCGAAGTCATACTGGCCGGTGACAATGACGAGCCGGGGCTTGAGGCGATAGACAAGCTGGCTAATGCCTTGGTGGACTCAGTGCCGGTGGCTATCGTGCAGTGGCCTAGTGACATTAAGGACGCGAACGAGGCGCACGCTAAGGGCCATGACATTGCTGCGCTGGTTGAGGGTGCTGCACCGTTCCGCCCGTCGAACATTCACGACATGCACGACCTAATCCCGTCACTGTCAAAGCCCATCGACTACGGCCTGCCCATTATGTTTGAGGGGCTGAGCGACAGGCTTGGCGGCTACCGGGCTAAAGAACTTTGGACGATAGTGGCAGGCACAGGTGTCGGTAAGTCTACGCTGGTAGGCCACCTGACCTTGGACCTGCTCGTCACTCACGGCAAGCGACCGGGGATCATGTTCCTTGAGGAAAACAGTGAGCATGCTTTGCGTCGGCTACTTGGCATCCACATGCGGACGAACCTGCTGCGACCTAACAGCAGCGTCAGCACACGCGAGCAGATCGAGGCGGCGGAGAAGCTGTTTCCACCCGGCACCTGCTACACCTATGACCATTTTGGGAACGTCGGTAGCGAGGCGTTGCTGCAACGGATGAGTTACATGGCTAACGCCGTGCAGTGTGACTACATCATCCTTGACCACATAACGATGGCGTCCACGCTGCCGCTTGGCGGTGGTAATAGCCAGCTTACAGAGCGGCAAGGGATTGATGCGCTGACCACAGAAATCCGGTCTCGCATTGTTGAGGGCTGTGGGGTGGGTGTCATCATGGTGAGCCATACCCGCAAGCCTACGAACGGGGATCACAGTGACGGGTCAGCGCCCGTTCGCATGTCGGACATTCGAGGCAGCGGCTCAATCGCGCAAATGTCGGACGCAGTTATCTCGATAAGTAAATCAAAAGACACGGCGGGTGACATTGTGAAAAATGCAGTGGACTTGGCGGTCATCAAAAACAGATTCTCAGGAAATGTAGGGCCAGCAGGCACGCTCATTTATGACGATATTCAAGGCAGGCTCGCAGACAGTACCGCACTATGACGCGCTGTACGACCTGCACGATTGGGCAGTAGAGCGCGCTATCCGAGACCCTAAGTTCGGCGGGTTGCGGGATCGACTGGCTGTTGAAATCCGCAAGGTCGAGCAGGGGCCAGATAGCATCGAGGCTGTCATTGAGTTGTTGCGTTTGGGGATCGGGCTTCACGTTACCGACCTGCGAACGATGGGTTTCTTTTGGCGCAAGCCAGCAAACCTTTGGTGGAAGATTAGACAACGTGGTCACACGCTTGTTGCGGTCGAGACAGGACGGCACGGCAAACGCTATTACTTGGAGGAGTGCGCACCATGCCTTACGCCGTAGACATTGAGACTGATGGCCTAGACGCCACCCGCATCACCGCGCTGTGTTGGATCGACATAGAGACAGGCAGCGAGCGTGACTGCGGTACTGACATTGAAGGTGGCTTGCAAGAGCTGATGGAATACGACGGTGAGTTGGTGTTTCATAATGGGATCGGCTTCGACTTGCCCGTCATACAAGACCTGTACGAGTGGTTCACACCCCGCCACGCAATCGTAGACACCCTAGTCCTCAGTCGTCTGGCCTTTCAAGACCTTATGGGTGACGACTTGGGCCGGTGGTCGCAAGCTAAGATGCGCGAGGTTGATCCCCGTGCGCGGCTGGGTAGTCACGGTCTGGCAACGTGGGGCGTGCGCCTTGGACTTGGCAAGACCAGCTACGAGGGCGACTGGGACGCTGACTACACTGCTGAGCTTGGCGAATACTGCCTGCAAGACTGCCGGGTCACTCGCAGGCTGTACGGTCTACTGATGGGTGAGCCGCTGTCGCCCGTCGCTATCAAGCTGGAACACGACTTCGCGCGGGTCTGCCGCCAAGTCCAGAGTTGGGGCTTTGCGTTTGACCGACCCGCTGCCGAAGAACTTTGGCAGACCTTGCTCGACAAGAGCGACATGCTGATGCATGAGCTGGCTGACACGTTCGGTGGCTGGTACGCGCCGGTCGGCAAGCCGGTCGTGCCGAAGCGCACCATGCGCTACAAGGACAGGCCGCACGTCACTGAGGGCGTCGAGTATCAGAAGGTTGAGTTCGTCTTGTTCAACCCGGCGAGCCGCCTGCACATCGAGAAGGTGTTGCGCGACCGTGGCTGGGAGCCGGACGAGTTCACACCAACCGGTCAAGCCAAGGTAGACGAGGATCAGTTGCGCAAGGTTGCTGGTCGGTGGCCGGAAGCTGGCAAGCTGGCTGACTTGTTCATGCTGCAAAAGCGCAAGGCTCTTGTTGGTGCGTGGGTCAAGGCGTCACTTGGCGGTCGCATCCACGCGCAGATCATCCCCAACGCCGCCGTTACATCCCGCACGTCGAGCCGCAGCCCAAACATGCAACAGGTGCCGCGCGTCGGCTCAGCTTACGGGCTGGAAAGTCGCTCCCTGTTTACAGCTAGCCGCGACCGGGTGCTACTGGCTAGCGATCTTGACCGTGCGGAGCTGACCGTCTTGGCTCACTACCTTGACGACGGCGGTGCCTACGGTGAGCTGTTGCAAACCGCCGACATCCATCAGGTCAACGCCGACCGCATGGGCATCACGCGCAACCAGATGAAGGGCGTGCAGTTCGGCTTCATCTACGGCGCAGGTGACGGTAAGCTCGCTGAGATGACGGGACTACCCGGTGCGGAAGTCAGGCAGCGCCTTTACGCCGCTATCCCCGGCCTGTCAGACCTAATCGCCAAGGTGCAGAAAGACAGTGAGCAGGGCTACATTGTCAGCATTGACGGCAGGCGCATCCCCGTTGCCAAGAAGCACACCGCGCTCAACTATTTGATCCAGTCGGCTACGTCTAGCTGCGCAAAAGATTGGGCGGTCCGGTGC